TGATACAGAGTATGTACTTGGGTCTTGGAGTACGCCCGTTACAGCAACAATGATTGAAGACGTGTAGGCAGGGGCCACCGTCATGGTGTAGGCTACAGTCGTTCCATCCCCGCTGAACGTATCCGTCAGGAAAGCGGCTGAGATTGGGGTGTTGCCGATGTATGACATATTAGAAAGTTATCGTTCCCGACCCTGTAAATGTAAAGATGTAGTTACCACCAGAGGATGTTTGGGTATATGTACCTGTAGCTGTCGCAAGTGGGTAGACGCTTGAGTAAGAAATAATCACAACGCCAGAACCACCTGCTCCACCAGTAGCTTTTATGGTTGTAGCAGAACCCCCGCCGCCGCCACCACCACCAGTATTTGCCGTTCCAGAAGTTGCTATCGCTCCATTATTGCTACCTGCGCCGCCGCCACCCGCACCTCCAGCGCCCGGTGTAGTTGTGGGATAGCCACCGCCACCGCCACCGCCGCCGTATGTGACGCTACTGCCACTTATGCTGCTTGCGCTACCAGCACCACCAGCACCACCAGCACCACCATTTATACCTGCTGCGCCAACAGCACTAGCACCGCCACCGCCGCCACCGCCTCCAGTAACACCACCTGTGCCTCCAACACCGCCAGCAAATCCTTGACCCGATGTTCCAGCACCACCTAAACCAGCAGTACCGCCCAATCTTCCACCGCCACCTGACCCGCCAGCAACACCATTGCTAGTATTTGCTCCGCCGCCTCCGCCTCCGCCAACGGCAGATGTTCCATATGCGCTAAAAGTAGAATTACTACCGTTATTACCCGTTCCTGTTGTAATTGCCGCGCCTGCGCCAACTGTAACTGTATACGCAGTACCTACACTAGCAGCTAAACCAGAGCCAGACAATAATCCACCAGCACCTCCGCCACCTTCGCCACTATCGTTAATCGCAGATGAGCTACCGCCTGAACCACCACCCGCAACAATTAAATAAGATACAGGAACTGTAGAAACACCTGTTCCGCCATTAAAAGTTGGCAAAACCCCCGATACAGCTTTGGTTAGGTTAATGGTACTGATAGCCATATTAAGCCCTTGTTACTTCTTTCCAAGACGTAGTTGTCTCATCCCACTCGTAGACCTTATCGTCTGTTGGCATCGGTGTCGGTGCGCTCCATAGGCAAGTATCGTCGTTTAATACCCAGCTTGCAAATGGCTTTGGTGGGATAAATGCGTCTTTTGTGCGGTCGTAGGAGTAACCAACCCCTGCGTAGTTTTTACGCAATGGAGTACCGCCGTTACGATGCTGACCGCCGTATGTGTTGTATGAAGTCTGAATCCACTCACCGGGGCTTGAGTCCACGAATGTTTGAAAGAACTCAGGTTCAGCAACGATAACTTGTGTGACCGTGCCGTCTACTACTTTTGCAAAATGTGACATGTGTTTCCTTTATGCTGTGTAAGTGCCAGATGATGTAAAGGTATGGTAGGTGTAGCCGCCAGCACTGGTCACTGTACCGCCTGTGCCTTTTTGTGAGCCAAGGTAGCGAATTACAACCACACCAGAGCCGCCGCCACCTGAAGGGTACGAAGGATAAGTTGAATATGAAGTGTCGCCTGTGCCACCACCTCCGCCACCAGTATTTACAGTTGCATTTGTTCCGCCTCTTGCCCCACCGTTTGATGATCCCGCCCCTCCGGCTCCTCCACCGCCGGTTCCGCCTGCACCTCCCAAGCCAGAACCAACACCGCCGCCACCGCCACCGCCTGCGTACGAAGTCCCAAGAGATTTCCAATTTATTCCCGCACCACCAGCGCCGCCTACTGTTACGGTTGTTCCATCAACACTTGAGCCAGCCGCATTTTTTCCACCGCCACCACCAGCAGTTAAATAGTTTTGTGCGCCACTAAAACTCAAACTTCCTCCGGCACTACCTTGACCAGAAGTTCCAGATCCGCCAGTTAAAGTTGACCATCCAGCACCTCCACCAGAACCTCCTGATGTTGCAGATCGATAACCACCGGACGCTTGATAAAAACTACCAGTACCGCCGCCTATGCAAGTATTTCCAAAACCGGTTGAATTTGAACCGTTGTTGCCTCCACCATCACTTGCAGAATAAGCTGCACCACCAGCGCCAATCACAAGAGAATATGCACTACCAGAGAAAACCGTAGCAGTTGAATCTATTGCTCCGCCTGCACCACCAGCGCCTGCGCCTACGTTTGGCGCTCTTGCGCCTGATCCTCCACCAGCAACAACCAAATATTCAATTTCATAAGTCAACGAATAATTAACCCATTCGCCGTTTTGATATGCTTCTAATTTAGCTAGAGTTGTGTTATATCTAATAGCCCCGTTTACAGGACTGCTTGGTCTTTGTGCGGTTGTTCCCGAAGGTAAATTCATAGCGGATGTACCCGCCCCACCATAAACATCTAAAGCCGTAGTTGTCACCGTACCCTGACCCGGTGCTATGACCTGAGTGATGGGGCTGGTGTAGTACACATAGATGTTGTTAGTTCCGCTCAGTGGAGCAGAAGTAAACGTGATGGTGCTGCCGCTGACCGTATAAGCCGAACTGGGGTTCTGGGCTACGTTTTCAATCGTGACTTGGACTTGGGCCACAGACGCAACTGGGCGAGACAGCGTAAATGTCGTGGCAGAACCCGTACCACTGAAATAATCAATGGCTGGCGTGAAAGCCTGTGTGGTGTTGGTGTTGCCTATAAAAGCCATTTAGACCACCGTTAATCCTGATACCCAAGCGTCTGCCGATGTAGCCGCACTTGAGACTACAACCAAAACATCTGAAGCCTGCAAAATAATTCTGTTGCCTTGGATTACCTCTAACGACCCACCAACCGGAACGGTGGCTGTTTCTACCAAATAGTAGTTGACCGCCGAACGGGTAATGTAAACGTCACAGGTAATCGGGGAAACGGAAGTGTTGGACACCACAAGGCTGGCTACAGCCAATGTGCCAGAAGAAACTGTTGTGACGGTTGAACCGCTGGTGCTTACATTCTTAACCCCATACGATACGTTGGTGTATGTTGCCATTTCTTATCCCATCATAAAAGCAAAATAGTACGCTTGGTCAACTGAGGCTGCGGTGCTTGCTGCCCATGTTGGGCCTGTACCATTTGAAGTCAAAATATACCCGTTTGCACCAATCGGCAATTTAGACAGGGCAGTGCCAGAAACGTAGTAAGAAATGTCGCCAGCAGCGTAGCTGGTTAGACCCGTACCGCCGTAATTAGCGGCAATTGTTCCACCCTGCCATGTACCGCCTGTGATGACCGTAGAGTTCATGTTAAGGGCGTTAGTACCCCAAGTCACATTTTCTGGGAGATACCCGTGGTAGTCCCATGTACCCGCAACAGTGGCGTTAGATACCAATACAAGTTCAATCGCGCCACCAGAGGTAATCGTTCCAATCGAGCCAGTGGCATAGTCTTGGAGTGTCAGTGTTCCAGTTGCGTTATTGTTAAACCCAAACGCTACGCCTGTACTCAGGGTAGTCGCATCAGGCATTGTGTAAGTCTGATTGCCTGTGCCAGTAAGGGTCTGAGAGTAACTAGATGCCGCAGTTAGCGCCGTTGTGCCACCTGCCGCTGCGATAGAGGTATTGGACTGGTTTAAACGGTTAATAGATACGTTCTGGTTGGCATCACGAATCATTACCGAGTTAGCGCCGGAGGAAGAAGTTACACCTGTGCCACCATAAGCCACACCTACGGTTGTGCCTTGCCAAGTACCAGAAGCAATTGTGCCCAACGGACTGACGTTACCAGATGCGTCTAAATTAACAGACTTGCTAGATGGATAGGTTACAAAGACATTGACCGTACCGCTGAACGTAACCGCTGACCCAGAATTGCTGGATGCCAGAATGGTTGTGCGTGTTAGCGTAGGCCCGGTAGTTGAGTACGTACCAACACCAACTTCCCAATTACCCGTAGCGTCAAAGGAAGAGTAGTACGTGGTATTACCGTTGCCAACCACGGCAAAGGATTGGAAGCCCGCGACAGAGCCAGTAAGCGTAAAACTTACTGTGGTGTTGGCTGTGCCAGTCTGTTGTACCCGGTCATTGAGGGCTAGAGCCATTTAAGACCCCTTATGAAGTCGCGGTAGTCGAGTAGGTAACAGTTACGGTATCACCAGAAGTAACAGTCTTGGCAGTGCTGAAGTTTCCTTCGGAGTACAAAGTACCCGCAGTGCTAGAGATTGTGCTGACCGCGCCAGTACCTGTCACCAAGAAGCAACCGTAAACAGTAGCAGAACCCGTCATCGTGTAGGTAATTGCTGTGGCTGTAGACGTAGTAACGTTTGATGGGGTTGACCCTGATGAGCTAGCTGCGCCGAATACCGCAGTACCACGCACACCTGAACCGCCAACGGTGTAGGTGGTCAACTCAGTCCATGTCTTAGAAGCCATAGTGTCTGCGGCTGCAAACGTGGTGCTGTTGTTAATCAGGCCAAGGAACGGCCCGACTGTGGTGTATGTTCCAGAGGTACGGAGCAGGGTGTCCAGCAACAACTGTTTACCAATAGCAACGACCAAGTTAGGAAACTCTTCGTTCCACTTGATATTACCCTGCGCGTCACGGCACTCGACTTTGTAATAGCCTTCGATGCCCATACCTTCTGGGATAGACGCATTAGCTTGCAGGGTGGCTACAGCGTTGTCTCCAAAACCTGATTGTTCTTTGTGCATGGTGGCTCCTAATTAGAACTGCGAATTAACGCAGAGGTGGCTGTATTAGCTGGCATTGTGATGGTGAACGTACCGGTAGATGTCTTATCTGAACCGAAATCCAACACCGCAATGGATTTATTTCCTTGGCTGTAATTGTAAATCAAGGCACACCGTGCTGTCACTGATGTTGACCATGAAACATTTGCAAAATTAACGTATACCGTATAGCCAGAAGAGTTAAGCGTTACCCCTGTCATAATCTCACCACCCGCTGTATAGCCTGACGCTACAACCTCATTGGATGTGCTATACACCGTGGTATCTTCATCAAGACTAGCATCTGCCGTGTATAAGGCAATCTTGATTGTGTCCGTCAGCAGGTTATGCACCGCTTGGTACACCTCTGCTTTAAATGAAGTAGTCTGTGTTTGGACGATCATTACATGACCCCATTATTCTGGGGTAAAGGCGCAGCGCGGTACTGACCACTACGATACGCATCGCTACGCTCAAGGCCATCACCCAGACGTTTAGCAAGCATTAACGCTTCCTTGTACTTGCCATCGTACAGTGCAACCATGTCGGCTTCGCCCTTCATGTAGGTATACGCCTCTACCAACGCGCCGTAAAGCAGCACAGAGTCAAAGTTGTCACCTAACCAAGTGGTTAACGCAGTGGTAATGGACTCTGGGTAGTAGTAGTAGTGAAGCTCTGCAGAATACGTAGCATCCGGCGTTGGGCCAAGAATGAACGAAAGCTCATTGCTGATTGTGGAGCTAGTAACTGTTGGGCCAAACAAGGCGTAGTACTTAGGGGTAGCTGTGTCAGTTGGCTGTGGATACGCTTCACGAATGAAGTTGACATCCTTGTTAAGTAAAAACG